ATTCCAGTTTTTTAGTTTTTTTAATAAAATAAAAAATAAAAGATACGGATAAAGTGCGTTTATACTGTGTCTTCTATGTCTTCTGTGTCTCCAAATTCATTATAGTAACATTCAATGTAGGGGAATACGATCCTACAAGCAAAATACACCGACAAAATGATGACGTACCATTTAGCGACCTGCCACCATGTCTTTTCATCGTCTAACTTCATAGCCTTTGTCCCCCATTAAATTATATGCCCACTTCTTAAACGCTTCATTGTTCTCGTCGTTATGCTCATCCCTGTCATCCCATAATGCCTGAATGATAAATTCACCCTTTTCATCATGAAATTCTATTTTGAGTAGGTGTTTTGTAACTGGGTCAAATATATCTGTGGGAATCGCCACACCTTTCGGTGCGGTCAATTCCTCAATGATGTCTGCTGTTAATCTTTGCTCTGTCATATTAATTGCTCACTATTGAACCACTGAACGTATACGTGCCAGTGTGTGTTAAAGATACCCAAGGTGCTGCCCAAACTTTATAGCCATGCTTCCTTGCCAATTTACAGAAGTGGTAGTCTTCTGATAGTAGTTTATTATCATCAGGATCAATCGATGTATCAAAGAATTGATGAATGATCTTTGGTTTGCGTTCTGTATCAATCGCAGCGTACATGTCTGATGTGTATGTCGGTACATGCTTCATCAGTCCTTCAAATACTTTACGCTTGATTAACATGTAGCCTGTACCACCACTCACGATTTCTAATGGCTCGTTAATTTTCCCTGTTGCTGATTTGTTATCAACTAGCAACACAACAAATTCGCCTGTGTGTTTGTGCAAGTCTGCAAAAGGTACACCATCTTTGACTGCCTTCTCAACTTTGATCCAGTTAATCTCTTTCTTTGGATACAAACCGCACACAATGTCTTTGTCTGCTGAAATCATAGCCGGAATATGTGATGGATCGAATCCAATATCTGCGTCGATGAATAATAAGTGTGAGCAGTCGCTCTTGATAAAGTCGTGCGCTAAACTATCACGCGCTCTTGTAATCAGTGACTCGTTCATCATGAATGAATAATGCATTTTGATACCTTGCGTCATCATAATGTGAACCAAATTAGCTAATCCAATAGCATGGTTCCCAGTACACATACCACCATACATGGGCGTTGCTACAAATATCTTGGCGTCTTGCGGTTTCATATTTTTCTTACTCCTAGTTGATAATTATTAATAATGATTTCGTACTGCTTTGCAAATACTTTTAAGAAGGCATCGACGCCAATCTTTGGTTGGTTTAATTCGCCTGGGATGTCAGTCCAAAGATAATCATCAAACAACATGATACCGCCTTTGTTTAACATTGGCCATGCCATGCATGCATCGGTGAGTGTATCGTAGCCTGTGTGTGATCCATCAACGTAGATAAAATCAAACTTGGCATCCTGTTTAATAAGATCTGTTAATCCATGGTATGACATCTTTGGTATGGCTATGTATTTTTGACCTACACCAATCACTTCAGACACATTACCTACGAATGTTTGATAGAGGTGAGTTAGATTCATATGCTCATGTTCTACACTGCCTTCAAATGTATCGATGCAGGTGATGCTCGAACCATATGGTTCTAATCCATTTTGAATGAGCCACGTTGTAGCTCTACCTTCAAAACATCCTATCTCCAAAAATCTTGTTTTATTGTTTAATGTTTTCATGCAAAGTTCCATGTTTGGAATATTGAATGAAAACCAGTCTGTTGTAAAATTCATTTTGTTGTCCTTAATTGAGTCCATGGATAATTGCCATTATACCTATCCAATGTCACCTTGTTATTGTTTGTGATAATTTTAATTAATCTATCACGCATTCTATAATTGACAGAATATTCACCATTGCATTCATAGTCTGGTAAATTGGTTGCGATACCTTCAAAGAAATCTCTATCTGCATAGTATGAATTCGTATAGAAGTGATGTGCGAATCGTGCTAAGTATTTACGCTTGAAGCAATAGCAATTGGTATCCACATATCTTTTAGCAACAGAGTCCACTGGTGGCCATTTGCCCAAGCTGTCACAATTATCATCTGCAACATAATTACCATCGGTGTCTACAATTTTACGAAGGCTATAACACCAAGTAAGATCGTGTTCTTTGATAAAGTTGATCATCTTTTCTACATGGTCAGGTTCAAACCAATTATCTTCATCCAAAAATAATATGTAGTCTGCATTGGATAGAAGCGGCATCGTTGCATATATTCTGTGACCATTCCACCCATTGGCTCCGGTGTTCTCAGGCAACATGACCATCTTTGCATTTGGATAAAGTTTAAGCTCTGCATTGAATCCACCATCTGCCACAATGATGTGTTCTGTTTTGATTGTTTGATTGTAGACACTATCAATGGCTTGTTGTAAATAGGGAGTGCCAATCGTAGGTGTGATAACTTGTATTCTTGGATTATTCATCGTGATCCTCCACTGTGTTTGTTTCATTGATACTATCCAATGACACAGGCTCATAGGTTAAATAATTTTGGAGTTGTCTTACCTTATCGACTTCAACACCCATCATCGTAGCTATCTCGTTAAGCTTTGGTTTGCGACCAAGTACTTGTGAGAGTGCTCGCTCGTTGTAATTCATTTTCTTGATCGCTTCCATAATGTTTACTGGCATGCGTATCACATTGGCAGTGTTGTCCATGTCTCGTCTAACTCCTTTTAATATAAATGATCTTGCATAGGTTGCGAACCTTGCGTTATTTTTTGGTACCCATCTTTTGGCAGCAATCACTAAATGTTCGTTACCCATGCTAATAAGATCCTCAACAGGCATTTTGCCATAAGTCCATGCTGTTGTACTTCTTAAAATATAAACCACGAAACGTAGATTATGCTTAACAAGTTTATCTAATGCTGCCTTGTTGCCTTTCTGAATCTGTTCAGATAATTTGTGTTCTTCTTCGGTGGGTAGTGGCTCTATGCCAAATAGGGATTGTAGATAATCGGTTAGTACGTCGGTTGGTTCACTCAAAATAATGCTTCCCCCAAGGTTGATAATGCAATCTCATAATCACTTGGTGGTTTTGGTAAATCAAGTTTAGTTATGGTATAGCCTTCACATAAAAACTTTTGTGCCATTTCCATAGAATAAAACCGGCGTAGTGCAGTGCCGGTTTCGTCTTTTAGTTCAAACTTAGGCTGATATTTTGGTGACTGCATCATGAAATAAATCCTGTACATGTTCTGCAGCGTCACTATTAAATCCACCAATATGCCAATCGGTCACGCGGTGTACTGAAATAGTTTCTTTCCAATCATATATGGTAGCGATTGTGCCATCATCAAATTGAATTACCCATTCGGCTTGTACTTTTTCGCCATCGCCCATCATGGGTTGGCCTAACTTTTTAATCAGTTCGCTATATGGTATTTCAATAGATCCTACAAGGTGTGTGCCATTTGTTAGACTATTGATTGTGTAATCTTGATTATGTGTTGCGTACATTTAAATCTCCTTTGTGGTGGTTAGTTTTTAATGCCAAAAAGACCAAGTGACATTGACCTTTATTATAGTCCATTTTCAGCGTCGGTCAATCTCTTGGCGTCATATTTTTTGGCCTTCTTTGCAAAAGAATGCATGTAGGTTTTAAAGTCTTTTTCAGTCATTGAGTCTTGCAAAATAAGTTTATAAGCTTCAAGCGTTTCATCAATCAATGGTTCATCAGCCCATTTCATTTTGTCTTGAACCAATAATTCATAACGTTCTTTAGCAATATGTACAAAAATTGCGTCTGATTGATCTGCGTCAATCGTTAATTCTAATTTCATAGCTGTCATTTAAACACTCCAAAATATAAAAAGATTAGTGAGATAATAATGATCGCAATCCAAATAGGAATATCTACTGGTTTATGATTGCGGTGATTGACATCATAGTCAAAATCAAAGTCGTCGTATTCTTTTGCTTTTTTCATATGGTCTCGGTTCATGGCATCACCTTAAATAAATGGTGCATGAAAAGTGCCATAGCTGCAGTAAACCCAAGTACAAAAGCTGCCGAGGTATACAAAATCATATCTGTTCTATGTCTGCGCTTTAATTGCTCACGCGTTAAATATGTATCTGAAATCATAATCTTCACTCCTTTAAAGGTGGTTAAGTATTGCAGTTAGATAGTAGCATGGTTTTTTAAAAACTGTCAATTAATTTGGTAATTTTTGTGTTAAATTATGCATTAGTATAAATAGATAGGGACAGGATGTCGACAATCTTGTTCTTGCCATATTCAAGGACTAACCTATCTATTTATCAATTACTAATATGGAGTATCAAATGAAACGCATTAATCCCAATACAAATTTACCCTATCGTAAAGGTCAATTACGTTCAGATGGCTGGAAATTTAATTGTTATTTAAATACATTAAATGATGATGGATATTTTAAGGAACTTTGGACTTACATAGAACCTAAAAAAGTAAAACCTAAAACAATTCCTAAATCTAAACATTGGTCAATTGGTAATACATTATCCGGCAGAATGGGGAGAATATTAGCCTGTGCTCGACAGCATTCCAGGGATAGAAAACATCCAGTGCCAGAAATTACTAAAGATGATTTAATTAATTTGTGGAATAAACAATCGGGTCTTTGTTCATATACTGGCTGGCCTATGGAGTTTACAATTGGATCACCTAGAGTAGTTAGCCTTGAAAGAAAAGATCAAACCATTGGATACACAAAAGAAAACATAACACTTGTATGTTGGTGTGTTAATGATGCTAAAGGTAAACTTAAACATGATGAATTTATTGAGCTATGTAAAGCGGTGATAAATCATGATGCAAAAAAGACCAAGTGACATTGAGTTGTAAAAAAGCCCAAGTGACATTCAGAAAAGGCCCAAGTGACATTCAGAAAAGGCCCAAGTGACATTCAGAAAAGGCCCAAGTGACATTCAGAAAAGGCCCAAGTGACATTGACAAAAAGCCCAAGTGACATTGACAAAAAGCCCAAGTGACATTGACATTTTCAATAACTCTATTTGCAGCATGGATTTTTGTCTAATTGTAAATGATAATCATTATCATTTAGACAATAGGCCGCAGCTGTAACGCTGGCCGCTATTTAATCAATTTAAATATTATTTGCGGCGTCAATTGGTACGTTGTCGCGGCCGGATTATTGGCGCGTTGGCGCTTTAATTCATTTAATAAGGCCGCCTTGATAGCGGCCGCGCTTAATGGTTTAGTCATTATGATTAAATCCTTGAGTCGCTGGCATTAATTTCATTTAATAAATTTTCGCGGACTAAATTTATAAAATGATTTAATTCCAATTCATTAAAAATAATTAATGAGTCGTTATCATTATCAATATTTTTTATTGTCGCGTTAGCTTTTTGAGCTAAAAAAATCATGTTTTCCATAGTGTTATTTCCTTTCGTGGTAGATTGTAGAAAAGGCCTAATTTAAGCCGCTAAGCGCGCTAAAAATAACGCGCTTAAAGTTTTAAACTATTAATGATTTAATTGTTCGTCTATTCTAAAATTGTGTAATTCCTGTTCTTTAGTCAAATTATCGCCAAAATAATAACCGTTGGCGTCTATTGAAATTTCATTTTTTATAAAATCATCATTATTTAAAATTAAATCATTAGGGTTTATTTTTAAATCCATGTCATTTTCTATTAAATATTTTTTAGTTTTCATAATACTATTTCCTTTTGTGGTGGTTTATAAATTGGCATAATTTAAGCCGCTAAGCGCGCTAAAAATAACGCGCTTAAAGTTTTAAACTATAACCGGCGCTATCTTATAATCATGGCGCGTTGGCGCGTCTATTAAATAACCCTTTTTGACGGCCTGCTTTAAATCCTTTAAATGATAATTTAAAGCCGCTTTAGCGTCCGCCAGCGTTTCATATGTTACGGCGCGGCTTTCGCTATAACGCCAGGTGTTTTCAAAATTTCCGTTTTCAAGGCGCGTTAAAATTTCATATTTCATAATTAATTTTCCTTAATAATTATATTTTCGTCATTGATAAATTTTTGGCGTTCGTTTTCTGATTTAAACCAAATACAATCTAGCGGCTGGTCTAAATTTTCGTTGTCATAAGTATTGACGCCAAATTTAAAGCCGTTATTTTGGCCGGTGTAATAATCCGTTATATGACATAACGTACCAAATGTTAAATTTTCTATTTCCATGATTAAGCGCCTATTAATTGACTAACAACGAAACCGCTATTATCTTTTCGCGCTTTTCCTTTAGCATATAGCGCAACGACAACGCCGCGGCCGTCTAAATGTCTAACGTCGCTGTCGTCGCCGTCGACGCATTTACGGCCGTTAAAATTGGCCGGTATATTTTCGCGCTTGTCGAAAACGACAGCAATGCGCGACAATGCAGCATTGGCGGCGGCTTTAGCATTGACCAGCGCGAAAGTTTTAACGCCGCTATAGCTAAATGTTAAATCATAATTGGCCGGTAAATTTTTGCGCGTTGGTATTTTGGTATAGTCATAAAATTGAACGTGCGGAAAGGCGGCCATGATATTTTTATGGCCAGCGACTGGTACATTTTCCCAAATTAAATCACTGGTACCGTTTAAACGTACTAGCGGCGTTAAGTTTTCGCGCGCTGCTTTTCGTTCAAGCGCTTTAATGCTATAAATTAAATCGTCCATGAACGCGGCGCGATCGTCAAAAAATCTATTTGTCTTATTAATACGCGCTTTTTGTACGCTATTAAATCCGCCGCGGCCTGCTGTATTTAGACAAGCTTTAATACAGCCGGCTTTTTCCGCCATGGCGCAAGTATTGCGGCCGCTAAGCTTATGCGGCGCTAAATATAAAATGCCGGTTAAAAATCCTTTTTTATTGCCTTTTATTGTTTTGGCGTCCGCGTTAACGCTTAAAATGTTTTTTCTTTTCGTGGTGGTTTTCATGGTTTATTTTTCCTTTTTAATATTCAATTAAATCATCATCATTTAAATAATGATAAAAACCATAATCATCAAGGCCGCCGGTGTAAACGCGGCTTAATTCCTTTTCCAAGCGGCCTAGATCTATTTCAAAATTCCAATATAAATTGAACGCGTCTAAAAATATCTTTTTGACGGCGGCCGGTAACGGCGGATAGAAATTTGACGTTAAATGCAATTCCAAGCTTTTCGCCTTTCCTAAATTTTCGTTGAAGTAAATAATATCGTCGTGTTTTGACATGGTTTAATTTCCTTTCGTGGTGGTTTATAAATTGGCATAATTTAAGCCGCTAAGCGCGCTAAAAATAACGCGCTTAAAGATTAAACTATTAATTAAATTTCCTGTAAATCGTCTACGCTTAATCCTTCGCATAGATATTCTAGCGGCTTATATCTTAAACTGTCTTTAATATTAAACAATTTTACATTGTCGTCACTGTCTAAAATTTCGTTCCCGTCGTCATCCGATAAATAAAAACTAATTTCGTAAACATTGACATATAAATTTTTCGTTAGTGTTTTTTCCATGGTTTAATTTCCTTTTAATTGGTCTAAAATTGAGTGCGCGTCATTACTTTTAATGTTATAAATCATCATTAATTGGTACGCGTCCGGAAAATAAGATTTTAAAGCTTTATATTCAAAACATAATGTTTTAATTCTAGTCATTAAGTCATCATTTAAAACTGTTTTTCTATTCATGGTTTAATTTCCTTCATGGTTTAAAAAATAATCAACGTCATCCATAATACGGTTAACGGTCGTGTCTTTTAAAATTTCACTGTTAACGGTATTTATCAAGCGGCCTTGATTATCATATATGTTTAAATTCAAGCTTATTTCAAAATCATCCATAATATATTTTCCTTTCATTATTTAATTAAATTTAATGATTCTATTGTAACGCTATCAATATTTTGGATTGTCGTTACTAAATCCACAAAATCAGGCGCGGCCAATTCACGCACTAATTTTGGACTGATAACGGCCTTAGAATAATGTTTAACGGCCGCGACATATTCAAAGCCGGCATAAGCGCCAACGCCGCGCGCTATTAATTCCTTTTTAAGCGCTGCAGCTGCTATTTCCAATTCCTTAATTCTAGCGTTAATAGCGCCTAAGTCGTCAACGATAAGGCCAACGTCGTTTTTAATTGTACTCATATTATTTATTCCTTTCATTGTTTAATAATTCTAAAAGATCGTCCAATGCGTCATAATACATTGGATTATCGTTTATATCCATGTTATTTAATTTTGTACGGATTAAATCCGTTATTAAATCCAATTCAAATACGCTTAAATCTAGCGTTTTTAATTGGTACGGCGTTCCTTTATAGGTTAGGTTTATTTCCATGCTGTCTTTTTCCTTTCGTGGTGGTTAAATGTAGCGCGTATTAATAATGTCATGGCCTTAAAATAAAATCAAGTAAAATGTTTTAATCAGGCGCGGCCGCATGATAAGTAAAAATTATCACGGTCACCGGCCAGCCCGCCTTTCGCGTACGCGTGATAATCCGCCACGCCGCCACAATGCCGCAGCAACGCACGCCACGCCACCACGCCGCCACGAACGCAGGCCACTATATAGCAGGCCACCACGCCGGCCACGCTGGCCGCCTTGCGTCATTGCACGCAGCCTAATAACCCTATTGACATTGTGGTTATTTGGAACGCAGCTGCAGCCTAATAACCCTACTGTCATTGTGGTTATTTGGAACGCAGCCGCAGCCTAATAACCACAATGACAGTAGGGTTATTAGCTAGCGCGCCGGCGCGTCATTGTATCCGTTGGCGCGCTGGCGTTGTGGCGCATTGGCGCGCTGGCGGCCTTGCTAGAGTAGGGAAACAAATAACCCTTCTTGCTGTAGGGGTATTAACTTTGTAGCGATACCCCAATTTGGGTCCCCTACCTGAGGGGGGCGGCGGGGGCCCCACAGATAGCAAGTTTTTATAATTTGCCGTATTTTTAAAAAAAGTCGATTTCTAAAAATTTTTTTTTAAAAAATCTGGACATTTTCTATATGAATCAAATACTTATGATAATTAACCGGTCAAATAAATGTATAATATACTATACACAAAAGACATAGAAGACATAGAAGACACAGTATAAACACAGTTTGTCTCTATCTTTTATTTTTTATTTTTTAAAAATAATAAAAATATGGAATAAAGGGTGTCTTCTGTGTCTTCTGTGTCTTTTAGAAAAATATTATTAATTAAATCAATGGGTTAAAAAATTAATGTTGCAAAAAAACAACAAAAACCGTACCCTGTCTTCTGTGTCTTCTATGTCTTTTTTAATACTTTGGTTTAATCTAAATCTGTAAGTCATTGATTTAATTATATGTAAAAATAATAGGTAGGAAATAGTTAAAATTTGCATTAGTATACTTACCTTGGATTCATGGAAATCCGTATCCAAATAAAAGTTTTCCTTGCATTAGTGAGTTTGTATGGGATATTTAGCTATTTTTTCCATACAAAGTGGTTTGTATATAATTTATGCATAGCTACGTCGTAGCTTCGCATTTTTATCAATTTTTACTATGCAAAGGAAAATATTATGTGGACTAAACCAGCAGCTACTGAAATGCGTTTTGGTTTTGAAGTAACAATGTACGTGATGAATAAATAAACACTACCTCCCCAGTGTTTTTTGGAAGGGGCTTAAAACGTCCCTTCTTTTTTATACAAACTTAGGATTAAGTTTAGATGGCAATAACAGCAATCCAACAAGTGCTAACACTTGACTATTGGAAAAGAGCAGACAAAGTAAAGATTGGCGATTATGTTTTTAACAAGGACGGCGAGATTGTCCAAGTTAAACTCGTCCAGCATTATTATGCCAATGAATGTTATGAAGTGACTTTTGATGACCATCTCACTATTCGTGGAGATAAACATCTAGGATTCTTAATCCAAGATAGAAATCATCGAAAGCAACTAGATGCTTATAAAAACATCAGGCCATTTAAACGACAGTTGAAGTTTACTAAATTGGAAAACTTAATCGATCTGTCATTGAAAGATAGAAGAGGTCGCACTAAGTATTCAATACCTACGACGAAACCCATAGCGTTTCCTCATCAGGTATTAAGCATACCACCTTTTGTGTTTGGTTATTGGCTCTATAACAAAAACAAAAAACATCAGATGGTCACAATCCCAGGCTACCAAGATTTCATTTATGAAAAGTTTAGAAGCTGTGGATACAAAATTATAGAAGGACCAAAAAGAAAAAACGGCAAACGCGTATTTATAACAGAGCCAGCTATTCATTTACAATTGGCTCCGAATATACCAAGCAGATTACCTACAAATTATTTGTTTGCATCTGTAGAAGAACGCATTGAATTATTGACTGGCATCATGCATGCTAAGTCAGCGCAATATGAAAAAAGAAATGACAGGTTTAGATTCTCATCTAGAAATTTAAATGTTGTGGTGCAGATTCAAAGTTTAGTTGAATCGTTAGGCTCAAAGACATCCATTCTATTTAATCCAGCTCGAAATACATACACATTGTATTTTAAGTTTAGGATTAAAATTATGGATATCCAAAAGTCTCCACCTATTAAAGTGTATCCAAGTAGAAGATACATTAAAGCCATTGAACCTACACAATCCCAAATGTGTGTTCATATAGAAACAAACGGACCAGACAACTCAATCCTTGTTGGAGAAGGATTTATACAGACATGTTAACAGACAAACAAGAAGCCATACTGAAGAAGTTTGCAGAAACTCATAAGCACTGGCCAAAGCAGCAACTTGATGCTGCATTGTGGCAAGTCAAGTGGGCGCTTCAAGCACTCCCTCATCAACGCGAACCAGAAGACGGCGAGTTTGATACCTTCCTTATGTTAGCAGGACGGGGATCAGGAAAGACTCACACAGCCTCTCACTGGATCGGCATCCGTGCGTGGAAATATAACAACACTCGCTGGTTAGTCACAGCACCAACCTCAAACGATATTCGTGCAACATGTTTTGAAGGTGACTCTGGCCTCCTCAATATTATACCAGCTTCTTTAATCAAAGACTACAACAAATCATTATTTGAGATTACCTTAACCAATGGGTCATTGATCCAAGGTATCCCTGGTTCAGAACCAGAACGTTATCGTGGTAAACAATTCCATGGTGCGTGGTTTGACGAGTTGTGTGCATTTGAGTATTTAGATGACGCATACGACGGCGTTCAGTTTACGCTCCGTCTTAAAGATCCAAGAATTCCTCGTGTTCAACAGATCATTACCACAACACCAAAACCAAAAGAACTGATCGTTGACTTAAACGAAGGCAAGGTTGGTGGCGATGTGTATGTGGTCAACGCATCATCATACGATAACAAACAACACTTATCTGAAACCTTCTTCAAACAGTTAGAGACATACGATGGCACAGACATCGGTCGTCAAGAAATCTATGGTGAGATCCTAGATCCTGAACAAGCAGGTATTATCAAACGTAAGCAATTTAGATTATGGCCTGCAAATAAACCATCACCTAACTTAGAATATGTAATTGCGTCATATGATCCAGCAACATCTGAAAAAACAATGAACGACCCAACAGCGTGTACAATATGGGGCGTGTTTGAAAGAGAAGACGCAGGCACCTCTGTCATATTGCTTGACGCTTGGGACGGACACCTAGCTTATCCAGAACTTCGACGCAAAGTCATCGATGACTTCAAAGAAGTTGTCTATGGAGCTGATAACGATTTCGGAAAAGGAAGAAAAGCCGATCTCGTATTGATGGAAGATAAGTCAGCAGGTATCTCCCTTATTCAAGAGCTCCAAGGTTCAGGTATCGAAGTTCGTGGATACAACCCAGGTCGTGCTGATAAAGTTCAGCGTCTTAATATTGTAGCACCACTAATTGCAAAAGGCAAAATATTTATTCCAGAAGATCCTGAACGACCTGGCGAATATGCAGACTGGGCAAAACGATTCTTGCGCCAAGTATGTTCATTCCCAGAAGCAGGCGGTCATGATGACTATGTGGATTCTTTATCACAAGCGCTACGTGTATTGCGTGACTCAGGTTGGATTCAGTTAGATCCATTACCAGCACGTGATTATTCGTACGCAGATGATCGATCCAAACGATTTGAAAATCCGTATGCGATGTAGGGCGGAAGAAACTAATAATTTGCATTAGTAGGCTTAGGTACCAATTTATAACTATATACTCATAATTTATGGCAAATCCAAAAATACCTCTTCAGATGGGCACTAACTTACCAGAACTAGATTCTAGGGAAGATGATATTCAAGATGCAATTAATCAAGACGCAGAAACAGATGCTATTGCTGAAGCACTTGGTTTAGAAGATGATGAAGCTGAACAAGAAGTGATTGAACTTGATGATGGTTCAGTCGTTATAAATTTCCAAGAAAAATACGGACCACAAAAAGATCCAGAGTTTTATGAAAACTTAGCTGAAGTATTTGATGAAAATGTTTTAGATGCTTTAGCTAATGAATATTTAGATTTTATTGATGTCGACAAAGAAGCTCGCAAAGAGCGTGACAAACAATATGAAGAAGGTTTACGCCGAACTGGTTTAGGCAAGGACGCGCCTGGCGGGGCCACCTTTGACGGCGCGTCTAAAGTCGTCCATCCAGTCATGGCAGAGTCATGCGTTGACTTCGCTGCATCATCCGCAAAAGAATTATTACCACCCGATGGTATTGTAAAATCAAACATCAAAGGTGAAGCAGATTCAGCTAAAGAAAAAACTGCAGAACGCAAAGTTAATTTCTTAAACTGGCAACTTACTGAACAAGTCCAAGAGTATCGTGATGAGATGGAACAAATGCTTACACAACTTCCACTTGGCGGATCTCAATTCTTAAAATGGAGATATGATGCGGAACAAAAACGCCCAATGTGCGAATGGGTTCCAATTGACAACATCTTACTTCCATACTCAACAACCAATTTCTATACATCACCTCGCGTTACAGAAGTACAAGATATTACAGAAGATACATACCTTCAAAGAATTGAAGCGGGTATCTATCGCGATGTCGATGCAAGTTATACATCAGACGTTCCATTAAACGAACAAACAAGATCAGAACAAGCTAACGATAAAATCGAAGGTAAAGAAAAACCATCTAAAAATATTGATGGCTTACGTCGTGTTTATGAAATTACTTGTTTCATTCGATTAGATGATGATCCAATTTCAGAAGGTAAACGCGCACCATACATTTTAATGGTTGATGAGTCAAGTTCTAAAGTACTTGGTCTCTATCGAAACTGGGAAGCTAACGATGAAAAACTTGAGAAATTGGACTGGTATGTCGAATTTAAATTTATTCCTTGGCGCGGTGCTTACGCTATCGGTCTGCCTCACCTTATTGGTGGCTTATCTGCTGCTCTTACCGGTTCACTCCGTGCGTTACTTGATGCGGCACATATCAGCAACAGCCAAACAATGCTTAAACTCAAAGGCGGTCGTATCGGCGGTCAAAGTGATAGGATTGAACCTACACAAGTAATGGAAATTGAAGGCGCTCCTGGCGTCGATGACATTCGCAAGATTGCTATGCCAATGCCATTCAATCCACCATCAAGCACATTATTTAATTTACTCGGTTGGTTATCTGACGCTGCTAAAGGTGTAGT